TCTTCAAAGTCATCGATGAATTGTTGCTTTGGATTGTCAGATTGATTGGATCGTTTACTCATTGTCTTGTTTGAATTGTTAACTCAATTGATGGCAAGATTATTTAGATTCAACAATCAAACCTTCTTTGATTTGATTGTGAAGAAACTTACCAATTGATCCTCCAGTCTTCAATTCAATCGAAATCAGTTCTTTACATAGACTATCTTCAAATGACTGTATATTAGTACAGTTAAATGTATATTCTTTGTCTTTATTACTATAATAGGTTACTTTAACAGTATTATCAACGATTTCTACACTATTAATAGCAGTAGAGATCAAATTGTCATACATTTTAGTCATTTGTAGTTAAATGAAGTGATTTAATAGGAAAAAATGGAAAAACTTAAGAAATTAAACTTTCTCAGTTTCTTAAATTATTAAAAAAGTCGTTTTTTTGACTTTTTAAGATTTTGAGAAACCCTGTGTTTCCATGAATGTATTATAACGTGCTTTTGAGGGTTTCTGGGGGGTCTGTGTGCCACTTGGAGGTCTGTCACATGTTTCCTTGACTTTCGAGTGGTAGCACGCTAAGCCAACATCGTGGAGCGCCCTTAGAGTAACTTCACGGTATCTATGGAGCTACTACACTATATTTTTTTAATGATTTAATAATATATTCACCGAGGGGGGAGAATGGTTCAAAAACCCTGTGCTGTACTGGTGCGCTTGGTAGTTGTATAGTCATGAACTATTACTGTTTGGTTAGTAATAGTTTGTTGCCACCAATATGCTCTGAGTTGTTCATAATCATCAAACCTTATGTTGTCTATGGTGTAATAATGTCTATCGTATGGTTTGTCTGATGTTGATGTAAACCAGGTGTTGTTAGTTGTTGTTGGTGTCATACTCTTTCTTTGTTTTGAAGTATAGTTTGTAGTAAGGTTTCTTCATTTGATCGAGTGTGTTCATGTCATCTTCAAACCCCATCCATTTACATAGTTGGTATGATCCTTCAAGATCAGAGATGAGACGTAGTATGTTAGCAGGGTGACGTTCTAATCCACCGAGATCGTATTTACTCAAGGATATTACGTGATGGTATGAGTTGTTGTGCCATCTTATCTCTTAGTTCATTAATACGATCTGTTGTATAGTGTTGAAACTCAGGGTACTTCTCTACTTTCTTGTAGTAGTGTAAGGAGTTAATGATCATAATGTAATCATCCATGGATAGGGTGAAGTTCATTGTTTACCTGTGTATTGGTAACATTTGTATTTGGGTTTGTATCGATCGATGTATTTTTGTGCATGTTCAATACAGCAGAACCAACAACGTTTGTTTTCTGTTTCGTTTTTAAGGAAAATGGGGAAAGTTTGTAGGTAAGGGAACATCTCTATTTTGCGAGAGTTCGATACTTTGATTAGTGTTTGTTTCTTGGATGTAGTCTTGGATGTACGTTTCTTTAATGGTGTACCAGTCGTAGTTAGTTTGGATTGATTCTTCTTGAGATTGGATTGTGTTTTGGATTTTAGAGATGATGATGCTTTCGTTTTTGATTTGCCAGTCGATGATTGTACCTTCGCCCCAGTTGAGTTGTTTAAGGATTTCTTGGGGGATTTCGATAAAGAGGTCTTGCGTGATGTCATCTTGAAGAATAGTAATATTATTCATGTTGAAGTTGTTTAGCAATAGTTAGTAAAGCATCATCATAATCAAATTCAGGACGTAGTAACCATTTATTAATAGCAGATGGATTCCACTTATTAGGATCAACATCTGGATCATGATCACAGAGTTGATGCCATGCATACTCACGTAATGCATTAGTGAATTCTATTTGCGTCCAAGTATTAAAAACTGATTCAATTGGATCATTTTCATCCCATTCAATTTGAATAGAATCAACTGCGGTGTTAGTGTACTTAATCATTTCACATAATTATTTTCTTTTAACCATTTATAAGTGAGAGGAGTCGGTTCATAATCTGTCCACATGGTATTGTTAGCACAGGATTGAAGTGCTTTAATAGTCATGCCTTCAGTTCTACCAGCCCATTGTGCTTCTGCTTCCCATGGCACAGCATTTGATGGGTATGTGCGTTCTGCAAGTGTACGCCATAACATAGGGACACTATCTTCAGGCATAATAATAGCAATCATACTATTATCAATTGTACCTGCCATACAATCTTGAGCAGCGTGCCATCCTTCATGTCTCATTAACATCATCAATACACCAGGATCACCCATATAATCCCTGTTGAGATAGAAGTTATTAGTGACAGTATGATAGACACCACGATGCATAGGTGGAAAATACCTGCTATCAGCAAGATATACATTAACACCAATTTGATTGAGTGTCATCAACATCATGTTGAACTCTGTTGAGTATGATGTAAATGCTTCTGTATTAGGATACTCTGCAGAGATATCCAATAGAGAGAACACTTCATCTACATCCTCTTTACACTCTCTGAGTAGCATACAACCCATAGCATCATATGATTTAAAACCTTGCGTAATCTTATCTTCATTAGCAAGTGCTACAGATGCTGTAGTAAGTGATGCTGCGGTGAGTAGACTAAGTAGAACGTTTTTCATGATCAGTTGCACCTTGTTCTTTGATTTGTTGTAATAAGAGTTCAGATTTAGCATATTCACCCTCATTACATGCTGTCATGTAATCAAGGATGAGTTTACGCATTTCAGGAGAGATATTGATATCAGTCATTCACTTCAGCTGAAGTGAGAGATACAAGTTCAAGAGATCATCCTCATTATAGAATGCAGTCTCTTCCTTCTCCATGTTATCAGGGTCCATCCATTCAAAGAACTCATCAGCAAGTGCTAATGCACTATCAATATCCTCATTTGCCATATGATGACGGAAACGCTCTACAACATAGTCATAGATGTCATCACGTTGTTGTGATAGGCGCTCAGTAATGTCTTTGTTGTCTGTGTAGGAATAACTCATAGTTTTTTGGCGAAGAGGATGTTAGCGAGATGATCGTATTGAATGAATTCTACATCCTTAGGGAGTAAAGAGACGGCAGCAGCAGCGAAATCGTTAGGAAACTTCTTGAAGAAGCGCCAATACTTTTGAACACCATCATAATCTAGATCTTCATGTGGTAATACACGAATCTCCCATGTACCAGGAGTATAACGATTGGGGAATGGATTGATGTACTCTTTGATGTGATCTGCTAGCATGTTCATTTGACAAATACCTCGTTGAGTTTACGGTGTTCTTCAGTTAGTTTGGCAATTTGTTGCATGTGATATGCAACGTGAGCAAGGTATTCTTGCTCTTCTTCATCGACTTCATCATAAGCGATGTCGTAACAGTCGTCAATATCAACTGTTTGATCATCATAACACGTCATGCCATACATGGTATCACTTGAATGATCCATCGCATACGCATTACCAGCAGCAACGAGGTAGAACATGGGAGTGAAAGCAGGGTGAATAGAGTATACTATGTATGAGGCAGGGTGTCAACCCGCGTAATATGCATTCTTGTAGAGATAACCGCCGCTCCAATCAGCATTCTCAAGGACAAACTCACGCTCTTTGATGACACGAAGATCAAAACGCGCTTCTTTGACTGGTGATTTGAATGATGCTGCCTTATGCAACTCACCAGTCTTCATGTTAATGAATGCATGTACGCTACGATTGCCACTATCAGTCTCCATAATGATTTTGTGATACTTACGACCACTCTCAATATAGAACTTGTAGAGACACTCACCACTCTCAATCTGAGCAAGACGTTGTGCCTTGTATTCAGGATCAGTATGGTTGAAGAAGTTAGCGCGACGAATGCTATCTTTCTTGAAGTCTTGCTCTAGTGCTTCACAAAGCATCAGGCAATACTCACGTGCTTTGAGTTGAATGTCGTTGCGAGCATCCTGTGTGGCAACGTAGTCAGCGAAGGTGGCAGTCATGGTGTTTGTGTCGATGTGAATAGTATAGGGCAGATTATGCCTTGCGGATCTCGCCACCGACCACTACGTCAGCTGGCACACGAGAGACAGTATAGCGACGGATCTGCTGAGAGAATGGACGCCATGCCTCAACAGTCTCCATCACAATACGGTCATGCTGACGATCCATGCCCTTAGCAGTCGTACACTTGCCTTCCTTGCGGAAATAGATGATGGGTTGCTGTGGTGCCTCGTGGGTGTCGATCTCGATCTTGTAGAAGGAGTGCTTGACGATGGTGACGGTCATGGGTGGTGTCCCTTGCTGATGAATATAGTATAGGGCCTAGGAGAGCAATTCCAACGCCTCGTATGACAGTTCCTCAGTTGGCATGTCCTTGTCAATATCCATGGTCATGTCATCATCCATGGAGTCCAGTTGCTCAAGCAACCAGCGATCGAGCATTACTTCTTCCATCATGTTAGTTTGTGTGTGTGTGTTGTTTGTTAATAGTTTGAATTAGAGATCAGCGTGGAGCATATCATCCACGGTCATCTCAAGTTGTTCAGCACGACGTTCTAGTTCAAGATGATCACAGCATGTGTCATCGTCATGTAGATCAATCATGTCTCGATCCAAACATGTTAGTTTGCTGAAAAGAAAATCGAGAAAGTCGTTGTCGTCTTTAGTGAACATGGTGTTTGTGTTGATGAATGTATCTTACCAAACCTCAGTTGGTTCTGGTGGGTTTGGTAGACACCTGTCTAACTGGTCGTAGACCTCAGAGTCTACAACATTATTCTTGTAAGAATGGAGTTTGGTCATGCCTAAAGAGCATCCCATCATTAGATCCATTAGAAAACGGATCTCTGACGGCGTTAAGGGGACATTAGTGGGTAGAGTCATGATAAACAGTTCAGAGGTCTCAGGGACGCTTCTAGACGCCTCTCAGCATCCCATAGGCAGGTACTCAGAGCGAGGCATCTTATCCATGTTGTAACCAGTAACCTCAGCACCGTTAGCAATACGTGATGCCCACTCGTTACGTGCTGTGAGCATGGTGACTGTGCTGTAGGACTTGAGACCATTAGAACGCCAGGTGACACGCTTCTGGAAACGCTTGACACCCTCATCAGCGATGAATGCCTCAGGAAAGAAATCAACGACGGTGACGTTGGTGGTGAGTTGCATGGGTGTGTCTCGATTACTTTGTAATCATACACCCTCAAGGTGGTCCGTGACGGTGGTGTGTGCAGGTTGTTGAAGTGGCACAGTTCCGCGTATGCGTTCGCATGATGCGGAATAGTATTCGTCACTCATCTCAATACCAATAAAATTACGATTAGTATTCACACATGCCACACCAGTTGTACCTGATCCCATGCAATTGTCAAGCACAGTCTCACCCTCATCACTATATGTACGAATGAGATACTCCATCAAAGCAACTGGTTTCTGTGTGGGGTGAATAACATTCCTATCAAGTCCAAACTCAATCAACTCACTAGGATAGTTGGTCCACTTCTGCTCATACTCAGTCTCATGCAGTAGTTTGTTACCAGCACCCATATGTTCAGGATTGTGTAAGAACTTACCCAAACGCTTAGCACTATTCTTCTTCTTTACATTCTTCTCAATCAGACCCTGAGGATTATATGTCATGTTGCCACCATTACGTGATGCTGCAGCAGCACCACCAGGAGAGAACACAACAATATCCTCAGTCTGTTTCATAGGACGATAGTTTGCCAATAGGAAACCAGTTGTCTTTTTCTTCTGCCATATCCACTCATACTTAAACCAATCAAGATTACTCATGATCAGCATACTAGTGAATGGTTGATCTGCTGTGAGTACAACGGTGCCCAAATCTTTGAGCACACGTTTATACTGTTCCCACAACTTATCAAGAGGAATGACAGTATCCCACGCTAACAAACGGTTATCACCTGTTTTTTTGATGCCCTTGCGGTCAGTTGTACCATACGGCAAGTCACACAAGATAAGATCGACGGAATTATCCTCAATCTTATCCATTTCAATTAAACAGTCACCGTTGTAGAGAGTGAGATCAGGCAAGAATAGCATCCTCCAGAGATTTGTATACGTATTCAATATAGTTTAGCACAGTAGTGTCAACAAAACCAGTCTCAAACCAATTGACAGTTTTGCCGTTCACTTTTTTGTTGCGAGGGCGACCAGTAAGAGAAAAACGCTCAATACGATCACCATAACCTTGAGTGTGGTTGCAAGTATTAACAAGATCTTGCCTAATGTCGATGGAGTAACCAACAAGACCGAACTTCACATTCTCATGCATTTGAGAATCACATGAGATCATGATGTTACGAATGACAGCACGTTTCAGAGTGTAGAAGGGTTTGTCCACCCAAGCACGATCTTCCTGCAGATAAGCATACTTACCATTAACCTTCACATGCTGATCAAGACGCTCTCGACCGAAACCATCAAAGTCTGAGTCAAGATAACCTTTACCCCACTCAATCACAGCATCAGGATACTTTTCATTCAGATAAGAAATAATGAGTTTAATAGTCAACTCGGACCACTCTTCTAGAGCAGGACCAGAGTATGCCTTGAGAGGAGTAGAAGTGAGACCCACACCACCATCAAACTTTTCTGTAAGGATGTTGCAGGAGTCTTCTAGGATGTCGCGGATCATGGGGTTGTTGCTTTGACTCTTATATAATACATGAAAAAGCGCCCTTGTGGGGCGCTAGTAGACAGTTCATCAAGTGTCACCAAAGATGGGGATGATGTTAGTTTTTGCATGTACGGTTTTGTTTATGTGCTGCTCCCATGCTGCGGCGTCTTCCAAATTGTAGAAGATCGCTTCTTGGCGACTCTGACTCTTCTTCTTTGACTTCATCCAAACGACTGCGTATTTCATGCCAATAGGGGGGATAGACAACGATGTTAGTGTAATAACGACCCCAACGTGAGTGTTCTTCCTCAGGTAAGGGTCTATCAATAAAGCAAATACTGATATAGTATTCACTTATGAAGGTGATATAACCTGTGAGATTGTGATACTCAACAGGTTGGAGCAATTCAAAGTCAGTCTTTTTCATCGAATAGTTTGCGATCCTTGTTCTCTGGGCGTGGGAGACGGAACATTTCCTTCAAGTCATTAAGATCATCTAATTGCTTTTGTAGACGATCGATCTGTGCTTGTAGGATCTGAAAGTTGTGATCATTGTTATTCTGCATCATCAACATATTGTTGATGGATTCTCTAAATTGTTCTTCATTCATGTCAATAACGTTTGGGTAGATTTTGAGATAGGTATTCGAGATCGCTGTGACCCCATGCTTCCATAGCATCAACCGCACGATGACCTAACATAAGTTCTTTGAGATCAACAGCACGTTCCATGGATGTCTTGTGATATTTTATCACATCATCGACGCTAGATAGCATCTCTTCATACGTTTGTCGTGCTGATACTTTATCATCTTGGAGATAATCATCGATCGCATCTTGCATACGATCTTTGCGCTGTTCTGCATAACTTGTGTTTGTAATGAATGGGTGTCCTTCGGTTGTCATCGATTAAATTCTTCGTTGCGTCGGTTGTCAAGATACTCAATAATTTCACCACGCCATTCTAGCAGTTCATGATAGCAAGATTGCTCATGTGCATCCTGACGTAGTTCATGGTCTGGTTTCAGTACACTTTCATAAAAGATGTGAAATGCATCCTTACGTTTCTCTTGTTTAGTGTTTTCGTTCCAGTCCATAGGAGGTGTTCGTACTTTAGTATTTTAGATGATCCAAGTCTGATTTTAGCGTAATGTCATAGTTTCTTTATATTTGAGGGACAGTTGCTAAACTGCACCCTCATGCCATATTTTGAAACTAGTTCGTGGCCAAATGCCATATGTAGGAGATGTCAGACTGTGACAGTTTAGCACAACATGGGGAGTTGTGATAGACTCCTGTAGTAATTCTTTGAATCTAGAATCTGGATTGAATGGTAGTGTTTTCACATAGTCCCAGAATGGTGTATCAAACTGAGACCCATACTGATAGTGCCACAGGATGAACGTCTCAATATCTTTCATCATTTGATGTATGTTATCGTCTTGCTGTTGCTTTGTACGCTTGTTAAAGATATAATCCCATGCATGACCAGCAACATTACGATAGAATGTAGTTGACGTTGCTTCTAGTGGTTCTAGAAATGCAAATCTATTACCATTAAGAATAGTTCTCTCACCCTCAAACATAGACTTAGCAATATAATTGCGAAATCTCAGAGTATCAGCAATCTCGTGTTCACCTACATCAAATCTCTCAAGAAAATCTGCTCTTGCTTCCTCATCTGTAGTTATAGTATTATTATACAAATAACCATACGAAACACTATCATGATTAGGAATAACAAATGTCCAACCATGTGGTGTCGCAACACATTTAGTATCACGTAGATCTGGATCAGCACCATCAGCGAAAGCAATAATTGCTGAGTTATGTGGATTGATCAGAGTATTGTAATCATCCCAATTGTTATAGTGCTTACCACGACAATCAAAGATATAATCAGCATCAATCTCTGACTCTGGATCTAAGACACACTTCTCAATTGTATTAACATACTCAGACTGTCTTACTTTCTCTGATAGTCTGTGTGTTTGGAAATGACATGCAATATTCTGCATGTAGAACTTATGATAAATGTTCTTGTTCTTCTTACCCCAATTCTCATACCATATACCATACTTGACAGTAGCACCAATATCATTATTGTACCAGTCAATATTGAGTGATGAAGAGATCAACTCTAATACATCAGGTGTTGTGCTTTGTCCTACCTTTTCAATAGGACAGTTTGGATCATGATATAAGTCAATCTCAACCATGTTATTACCATACTTTCCACCATAATAACCAAAGTTTAATGCAGTAATAGATCCTGCATTACCACTACCTACAATCGCGATCTTCATTCTTCATCAACTCTATCAACAGATTGAATATCACACACAGGAACTTCATGCTCACCAGCGATCATGTACCAGTGCATTAACTGTCCATGATACTCTGGATGGGCAGCATAGTCTGTAGTATACTCACGTTCGCCACAATACATCAACTCTGACTCTGGAATATTATTATCACGCAACATCGCTTGCAATTGCATATGCTGCAAATGTACTTGGGTTGGCACTTTCATATAGATCAGCGAATCTCGCTATCGTACCATGCTACTGAATTGTTGTCAAGTCAGAAAAGTTATCTACTTTGTGATGTAAGAAGTATTTGCCTTGCAACTCACCATTAGATGTGACAACATGTTCTAGTGAGTAATAACTATGACCTATACATTTATCCTGAATGAAAGATCTATCATCTTCAGTAATAAAATCATTATCAACTAACTTATTCAAAAGATATTCTCTAGTCTTTAATAATAGCGTGTCTGATTCTAAGTATCCACCCTTATTAACATGACGATTAATAAAATCAAACAAACTTCTATATCCAATAAGACCACTTCCATGTAAGAAACTAACAGTTCCCTTCGTAAGTGAACTAGTCTTTGCAAAGTCGTTGAGTTTCACAATTAACTCATTAGAATAGTTCTGCAAATCATATGTTGAATCATGGATACGCAATCCACTATAGTTTGCATCTTTATCGTACAAGATACCTGATAGTGATGTATATGGAGCATCAGAGGCGCAAGTCATCTCATCAATCTTTTCTTTATCAAACTCTAATTCAGGACACCCAATCTTTTTACAAAAAAGTTTCCATGTGTTTGGAGATGAATTTAATGCACTCCAACCAATATTATTGATACTATAGAATGATTGAATACCATCGTCATTATATGCAATATCCAAATATCTATATGCTTCTAGCATAGGATAACTTTGATCGATGAACTTGAAATCAAAGTATAGATTCAACTTGTCTACAATATCCTGATCAAGAGCAGGGAGATATTGCCACTCTTTCAGAGATGTAAATCTACGTGGCATTCTCTCAATAGTTGAGATTTTCTCACCAGTAGAGAGATCGTATTTATCTGTTAGTGAAAAAGTATCCGAAAACATCTTAATTATTATCAAAGATTATCTGACCCTTGGCATTAAACAAGGAATAATGAATATAATTCTCAGGTGTTGGTAGTCCTTCCTGTGTTGAAGGGAAGTTAGAATCTAACCAATCCATCGTCTCTTCAATATTAGAGACTTCCATGAATGCAAATTCAGAATTGTCTAATGCAGTCCAAATATCTAGAGGAAGTATATCCTTATAGAATTCTCTTGATTTATTGATAGCATCTACGTCTGTGCTATTGTTCCAACCAAAAGATCTAAAGTACACGACTGCTGTTTCTTTAGCAATAGCATACCTTTCTATAAAATTATCAAAATAGAAAATTTCGTAGTCTGAGTTCATGAGTCTTTAAGTATTAGTTTCCAAGCAATTGTTGTACGTAAACCTACAAATGATCTAGATGTTCCTTCTGCAGCATGTGGGATTATACCAGGAAATAGTATTGCTGAATTTGGTTTAGGTATGGTGAAATGATATTCTCCATCTACATCAAATACAGTTTTGCCTCCCCATTCTATTCTCCAAAAAGGATTTGCATAAAAAAGAAAAGTTCTTCCTGATGCATCATGCCAATCTACATGAAAGGAACCACTTGTTCCAAATGTATGTCCATTAGCATACACATCATACAATTCATAGTGTTGTTGAGTCTTCTCTTCAATCATATTTAGAAGATATTTGTTGAAGAACTCATCATCTTTCAAGTCCATCCTCCAAAATGGTGTTCCTACAAGACGATTGTTAACAATACGAGACCCATGACCAAAATACCAATTATGACTCTCCATACGATCATATATCAACTTACAATCGTTTTCTGAAAATACCTTATTATATGATTTAATATCATCCATTACATTCTAACCAACATACAAATACATCTCGTCTACCAGAAGTAACCGCATTCACTCTATGAAGTAAATTACCTGGGTATATTACTGCTTTACCTTTTGATAATTTAATACTATGTTCATTCTCTATCACTAACTCTCCTCCATCATAATCATCATTAAGAAAACAAGTCATACTATAGTCTGATCTCACACCACCACATGGATTAGCATCATAGTGATTTTCATATTTACCACCAACATCATATTTGACAAAATATATCTGTGATACTCTACTCAAATTGATAGGTAGTTTAGTTTCTACTATAGATCTACAATAATCATTCATATGTAAATGCCCTGGTCCATCAAATACTGTCTCACAGACCTTATCTGAACCAGGGTGACTTAGTATACCATTATCAAACTTCATGTATTTGAAGTATTGAGTAATATATTTTAGTTGATCATCATCTAGTAAATCAATTTCGTGTATCATTCAAGTTCAGAATCATGTACATAATATACGCTCCAATCGACTGGAACAACATCTTCTGCATCTACAAGTTTTAGAATATCAATAACTGCTTGTCTGACTTTTCTACGAGATGCAGTATAACTATCTGCCATATTATAAATGCTAAGTTCTCTATTATGCATGAAATCTTTTGATGCTTCACTATCATGTCCGACCCACTGTTTTGGGTCATTAGCATCCATATATTCAGGTGCATCAGTTACACCATCATATTTTGCTCTGTAGACCTCTGGATCAACTGGAAACTTCTTTTCATATGTTGCTTTGAAATATGCTAGATTGTTTTCATAAGCATCTGGACGTTCACAAATAGATTCTCTAATATATTTCCTCCACTTCATCCAAAGATCTTTCTCTCCCTCATACTTATCTTCAATATCTGGAAGAACACGCCAATCTGTCATCGTCAGCATTTCATCTTTCTGACGCCTCAGTTTCATGTATCTATCTTCAAAATAGACTGCCTCTTTGTCAATTGCATCGATATTCTCTCTTACTTTGAGTTCTTTAACTTCTAAAGAAACATCATAGTAATCCATCATCAACTTATAAAGTTCTTCTGCTTGTGCATTAGTAGCACCTTTAAAAGAATAAGTTTTCCAATAACTTGTTTCCGATGCAAAGTCATATACTTTCTTTGATCGTTGACAGAAATAATGACCTGTCGAGAAATATTGGAAAAATTCCATCTTATCTTTTGATGCATCATGCCATAGTTCTGCTACAGCACCATTAAGAAATCTTTCTGCAATAGTTGCATCGCATCTTATTCTCTTTGGTCTATCAGCAGGCATTACCATACCAGTAAACCAATCAGGAACAAAAGCGACCCAATTATTGATAAAATCAACTTCTAAAACAGATATTCTTTCGTCCATGAGTTTATTTTGCTTTGATGTACCATCCTGTCAAGATATATTTATCTTGACTGAGGACTGTATTTCCTTTATGGGTGTGAGTATAACCAGCAGGCCAGATAACTACCGTGCCTTGAGATGGTTTGATTCTCCTTCTCTGATACAAAAACTCAGTTTCTGCTTCACCATCAGGCATGTCATTTAAATAAATCATCCAAACAACATCACGCATAGAATGAGCCATATCAGCATTTTCATAATGCCAGATGTGATAACCACCACCAGGAGGAGTTTTCTGAAACTTAATGTCAGTTGACATTAGATTTGATTGTACCAGAGAAGGATACTCTGAAACATAGTGTTTAACGCAAGCAGTTAAACATGCGTTAACTTTATATGATAAATCTTTCTCTGCATAATCCATAATAAAAACAGTATCTTTTCTGTTTAATGCTCCAGCATATGCTTCAGAAGAATCATAGACATAGTTTTGATACTTAGACTGAGGAACAACTTCTGAATTATTAGAGTAAGATCCTGCATAATCATAAATCTTATCCGCATATGCCATAATCTCTTCACAAAGGGGTTTAGGAACAAAATTCTCCCAAACCCCTATAAAATCAGTAAAATCAGACTTCGTGAAGTCTTTATTTTTCATCAACTCAAGGGGACGAAATGGTTCAACCGCCATAACAATCAATATGCTTTAATGATGTATTTAGCTTTGTGGAATGGGTTGAGAATTGGAACCTGTCGCTGCGCTTTCATGGTAACACTAGGTATTGGTTTCTTGAATGAACTAGTAAATTCAAATGTACCTTCAGTCATATCCATGAATAGTTCTGTCTGATTAAATGTAACTTGGAGATTTGCTCCTGTCTTTGTACCTTGTAGTCCAGATCCAAATGGAGCACCTCTAGTACCTGCACCAGAAACATTACCACCACTAAAATCAGTATTTGGATTGCCAACAACATTTTCAGTAATAATATGTGAGTGAGTGTTAGTAATACCAGCTACTGATTGTGAAGGAGTAACAAAGAATGATGATTCTTCTGTATCAATCATACCTGCTCGCGCACCACCTAGACCACCAAGTGGAGTTCCACTAAGTTCAGAAATAGGACTTGTAAACCAAACCATAAACGAAGTGGTTTTAACGCTAAAGTTAACAATAGAAGCTTCATTTATTGCAAGACCAGATGCATTAGTCGGAACATTATCAGTAATCCATTGTGTCAAGCTTGTCCAATTAGGATCAGCTCTTGATAATTCTGCTTGGAAGTTAGAAGATAAGTTAGCAGTAATCCAAGTGTTCCATACACCAACAACTGCGTTTGTAAATCCAGAATCACTAGGATCAATTTGAGGTAATGATCCAATCGTTGTTTTAACTGTAGGATCATTTTGGAATGAAGTAAAACTGTTACTATATCCATCTGGATTTGGTTTTCCTTTACCTGTAGCCATTAATGCTCTAGTTCCCCATCTAATAAGAGGAGCACCACCATCACCTTCAACAACAGCAGTAACATATGAATGACTATGCTCAGGAACAGAAACACCTGTTTCCTGAAGAGGACCAATCTTTGCTGTAACACTACCACCAATACTAAACAAAACAGAATCTGTAATTGTTTCCAAACCTTGAATTCTTACAGTACCAAGACTAAAGAATCTACTAAGAGTTCCTTCAGTTGAAGATTCAGTTGTACCCTGAATTTGTTCTAGTGGAGGAGATCCATCAACAGATACTCTATCAAAGTACCAGAAACCACCTTCACTACCAGGAGTATTAATATTTCCACCAGAGGTAGTAATATCCAATTGTGCTGAGTTTCCTCTAGAAGAATCAACAATACCAATTCCACATAATCTTCTATTACGATAGTCTGGTAAGTTAAATGTTCCACTAACCGAAACTAAATCTCCATTTAAATTATACGATATATTAATATTATTTCCACCATAATGATCTTCAATTACTCCATATAGATCAAAATAGTCTGCTACATTTACAGATCTACCATCACATTCAATCCATCCAGCATATCTAGATCCAAGACCACCCTGTAGATCTCCATATCCACCAACACCTTCTTTTAGAATTGGAACAACTGAACCAACATCATATCCATCAAACTTCTCAGTTTTTTTACTATACCAAGTACCTAAATTATCCGCTCCTGGTGGTACAGTAGCGTAAGTAGTAACTGACCATGTGAAAGTAACTGCGGATACATTAGTTGCTTCTGTACCAATAACAATTGTTGTATTTTCTGTTGTTGCAAGTTGATCAGCACTAAAGACAAGTAAGTAAATACTGGTATTGACAGCAGGATCAAATGTACGTGGACCTAATACTGGAGTATCAAAATCAATAGAAATTAATGCTGGATATCCACCAGTATTTGCAATTGTAATTGGTCTATTGATACCTTCAATAACTATGGGAGCACTACTAACAAATGTAGATGGTATTTGCCCTGTCTTGTTTAATGGTGGATTAAATATAGCATCATAATCTGGTCCAGTATTAGTAAAAACAGTCCATGTTGAAATTTGTTGAGTTCCAATTTTAATAGTCATGTCTCTGTCATCATTAAACAGTGGTGATGACCTTAAGTAAATTGAGATAACATCTCCATTCTCAACTTCGGTAGGAAATAAACCAACAGATCCATTATTGATCTTAACATAAGCCTCAGTTGCACTAGTACTAACTAAAGTTACTGGTACTTTAATTCCAGCACTAAGTCCCGCAATTGTTCTCTCAGCAGATCCAATAATTGCATCTTCTAACTGATCAAATTTATCAGGGAAAGAAAATTGATTTGGAGTTAAAGATGGGAGATTACCAGTTTCAACTTCCCATTCATCAGCGCCATCATCATTAAATTGAGAAGATGCATCACCAATTGTAATACCAGTATCGACAGCTGTATTTGAATTGGCTGAAGTAAGCATTCTCAATTGAATGTAATCGCCATTACTTACAGTTCCATTACTCCCTGAAAATGTTGCACCAGATAATACTTCATATCCATCAGCATTTGTACTGGTGTTATTATTAGAAGATTTTGCCCATTGAGCATTATTTGTTATAAAGAAATCAGCAGTAGTTGTTAATCCTTGAATTCTTATAATTTCAGTAGTATATGCAAACAGGTTTGCTCCTTGACCAACCAAATCAGTAAAATTTGGGAATGGTGTTGGTTCATTTTTTGGAAGTGGTTTTGTATTGATAACCCAAACTTCATTTGAAGTTCCAATAACAAGTGTTAATCTTGTAGCAGCTTGAACAAATTGCTGAGTTTTTGCTCTTACCTGAACCTTTGCACCATTTTCTACAGCTTCAGAACCATCACCTTGAATCCATCCAGTATCCCATGTACCATTACCATTATAATCAATACGCATCGCAAAACTCTCGATGCCACCAGTAAGGTTGCAACCAAGTCCAATAGATGCCTGTGTTGTTGGAGTTAATCCAGTAACAGTAACAATCTCTTCACCTGCCCTATTACCATCAGCATATGTGTATAAAGTATCAAGCTCTGCTCCAGGATCGGCAGGAATTTCTTGAAATGGATAAGGATCTGGTGTAAAATCCTCTGGAACTGTAGTGATTAACCAATACTGAGTTAAGTCACCAATTTGTACAGTAACTGTAAGTGTAGTATTCCAACTTGGTGGTGCCTTAAAACGAAACTGGACGTAATCGTTTTCTTTGACAAACAGTGGTTGATTGCTAGGCGCAAATGAATATGTCATTCCTTTAACTTACAGTTCCAGTCATATTATTTATTTACCCTATATTGATCTTACATCATCCCAACTATCATTTTTATTGATATCTACTTTGATTGGATAGTTGGATTTAATTTCCACAGGAATATCAATATCTTTAATTTTGTATAAGTCAGATTCTAAAGTTTGCTCTGGAATAATATCAGGTGTGTATACTGGGTTTTCAGTAGCAAATTTTTCATCAGTTTCTTCAAAATTCATATTATCTGGGGTTTCGTCAATAATAATTGGAACAGTTTTAGTCTCTGATCGGAAACCACCACTACCAACTATAGTTAACTCATAAATGACTTCTCTTGGTCCAAAATCATTATATACTACCTGAGTGTTAATCTGAGCACCTACCAAAGTATTAAGTCCATTAAGTTCAGCACTACCAGAAGGAGTCAAACTTTCACTCTTATGTAATGTTGGTGGGTTGCCATCAAGATAAGAGAAATATATGTTTATTGTTGCTGAACTATTTGCATACAAATACTCTGCTATTACTGAACCCTGTTGACCATAAAACAACTCGTCAGGAACCTGAAAGTCTTCGATTGATGGTATCTGGAATACGGTAATAGTTAGACAAGCTGTAGGACTAGTTCCACCTAAACCTGTAAGATAACCACAGTATGTTGTCGTATCAGATGGACTGACATTTTGATTACTAGTGATTAAACTATTAGATAAACCTCCACTAGTCCAATAGAGAGTATCAGCATCACCATCTGCATTTTTAGTCCAACTTATATTAGTACTTCCACCCACAACTATACTTGCGTTTTCAGATGAAAGAATAAGAATAGGTGGAATATAAACTGTAATAGTTTTACTTGAAGAATCAAATGTGCCACCATAACCATATACAATAAGTGTATATGTTGTAGTAACAAGTGGACAAACCTCCTCACTTCCATTTACTGCAACGGATCCTATATTTGACATCTCAGCAGCAAGAGCAAACGAAGATGTCCATGTTAATGTAGTACAACCTCCTCTAATAAAAGCACTATTACTAACAGTAAAAGAATCAACAGTAGGAGGTGCTAACTGATATGAAATAGCAGCAAATCCATTCCCAAAATTTAAAGTACCAGAATTAGTAACGAATGAAACTACACTACTATTGTACCAACTAGCTCCTCCAGATCCACCACCTGATGGATAGTTTCCTGCTCTATCGTCAGCACCTTCACGTCCACCGCCACCACCTGGGGCACCGCCACCACCACCGCCGCCGCCAGCGCCATCATAACCCTGACTGGTTCCAGTACTACCATTTGAAAGAGATCCGTTTCCGCTGGTCATTCCAAGACCAGAACCACCATTACCACCTCTTAAACTCGCACCTGGATGAGAACCACCGCCTGCGCCACCGCCACCTCCAACGATAGCAATTGTTCCACCTGGATTGGCGGTGACTTTAGAGGATCCACCTCCTCCTCCACCACCACCTGAGCAACCTTGGGGACCAGTGTTACCTCCATTACCACCATTAGAAGCACCACCTCCACCAGCGCCAGCGCCTGAGTTAGAAACACACCCAAAACCATTACCACCCTTACTACCTAAAACCCAACTAATTGTTCTTGCTACATAATCAGGAAAATATAATACTGTTTTACGACCACCTCCACCTTGTCCTCCTGGTGCAGAATCATTTCCACCAACTCCACCACTACCTGCAGCAATTGTAAGTGCTATACCATAAGCATTACCAGGAACAGTATGAGAACCATTAGAAGTGTAAGTATCATTATAGTTTGTTGCACTTTGCTCTCCCTGTACAAAAATATTCGCACATACAGTCGAACTAGTTCCTGCAGAACCAGTAACATAAGCACAATATTGTGTTGTTTCACCTGGAAAAACACTTGCCGATCCAGAAATATTACTAGAGCTTGGAGGTGCCGTTGTAACCCACACAATTGTACTTGCAGTACCACTAGTACTCCATGTTAAATTAACTTGTTCTCCAGGAGTTATGCTTGATTTGTTTGCACTTAAAGTAAATGTTGGTGGATAAATGACAGAAAGAGTCTTTGAACTACTGCGAGTAGCAGTAGCATTAACAACAGTATATGTGTATGTTTTTGTAGCAGTTGGCATTACTAAATCACTACCACTTACTCCTGGATTTGCTACACCAGTCATGGTGTAACTAGAAACATCATATCCAGTACCACTCCATGTGAGTTCTACTTCTTGACCACTAAGAATAACGTTATCAATATCATCTGTCGTTAGAGATGCTGTTGGTGCAAGAAGAGTAGTAACAACTGTTACTGATGCATCAGTAGTGCCAGCAACATTTGAAGCTTCAAATGTATAAATGGTTGTGCCAGTTGGTGGTGTTACATCAATAGATCCGCTAGCGATAGGATCGGTAACAATTGTGTTACCAGAATCATCTGTAAAAGTTCTAGTAATATCAGCACCAGCAGTAGAAGTCCAAGTAAGAGTTATAGTCTGACCTCTATCAATTGTCTCACTACTAGTAGTTAAAGTTACCTCAGGTATGGGATTTCGATACCAAATTGTACAATAAGAAGTATCTGAGTCTGGTGTGTTAGTCGAAGAAGTACCAGAATGATACGAAGCATTGCGTAATCCAGCACCACCACCACCGCCAAATCCACTACCATCATTACCAGCAGCCCAAGCATATCCACCTGAACCATACCCTACTGTGGCACCAGGGAATCCTCCACCACCGCCGCCGCCGCCTCCATTCCATGCAGCACCAGAATTCATTCCATTAGCGCCATTAGATCCACCACTAGTATTAATAGTAGTAGATGTCTGACCTGCGTCTAGAGCGCCGTTGCTAGAATAACAAATACACGCTCCTCCACCACCGCCGCCAGCACCAGCTAATGCAGTACTATTAATACGAATAACAGAAGCACCGCCACCGCCGCCACCTCCACCAGCATTCCATCCACTTTCACTATCGTAGGAACCATTATTACCACCACGTCCACCATTCCAATATCCACCACCACCATTAGCGCCAGAATCTCCAAAACATCTAGATCCGTTGCCACCTAAAGTTATTGTGAGTGTTGTGCCACCAACACCAGCTAAAACTCCAGTAATTTTTTGTCCTCTAGCACCAGCAGCACCACTAGTATTGACACGGGTGCTAGCAGGACCACCCTGGCCACCTTTACCACCATGAATAGTATAGTTAACATCAACAGCACCAGCAGGTAAAACTAAAGTACCATTACTTGTAAAATTTGTAATAATAGCATCAGCTGGGATACTAGAAGTTAATGCTGTTTCTGTTGACATTTTACATTTCCCTTACATCTTTCCAATTATCATTCAAATTTAAATCAACTTTAATAGGATAGTTTGATTTAATTTCTACTGGAATATCGATATCATCAATATTATATAGATCAGACATAGTTACCTGATCTGCTGCAATATCTGGTGTATATAATGGTTCTTGAGTTGCAAATTTGTCATCAGTTTCTTGAATTGCTATATTATCTGGGGTTTCATCAATAAGAATTATTGTAAAAACCTCTAGAAATGCTGTCCCACCAGCACCAACTAGGTTTAATCGCCAACTAATTTTTCTTGGTCCATATGGGATCTCACTATCATTATATGTAATAGCAGTAGTAATTGATTCAGTTACTTTTTTATTAGCATCAGATGCTGAAAGTTCTGCACTACTAGCAATACCTAATTCTAATGTTTCTTGTAATTGGAAACCTTCTCCATCTTCAAAGTCATAAAGCATTTCCAATTCTGCACTAGTGGTAACATAGTCATATTCAATTTCTACTTGTCCTTGTGCTCCCCATTCAATTTCTAGAGGAGCATCAAATAATACAATAGATGGTGGTTGATTGACAATAACTTCTGCACAGGCTATAGGAGATTCTCCACCTAGACCAGTTGCATATGCACAATAATTTGTTGTATCTGTAGGTGTTACATTAGAACTACTTGAAACAAGATTATTGGTTAGACCACCAGAGGTCCAAAAAATAGCATCACCATCGCCATCAACATACCAAGTAAGAGTTGTTTCAGCACCTAAAGCAATACTAGTACTCTCAGCCTCAATATGAAATGTTGGTGGAATGTAAACAGTTAAAGTTGTCGAGGATGAGTTACTAGTATAACTATAATAACTTGCATCTAGAGTATAAGTAGTACTATTATCAGGACTCACCTCAGCACTATCAACTGCTGCAACACTACCTTGACCAGTTAAAGTTCTGGATGTAGAATTACTAACTGACCAAGATACTGTAGATATTTCTCCTCTCTTAACAGCAGCAGGGGAGCAACTTATAGTAATACTTGGTGTAACATATGTGCAAGAACCATCAGAAGTATTTGCACTTGAATTATAATTTGAAGCTTTGTTATCCATACACCCAAAAATGGTGTAATTACAAGATCCATCATTAACATTTGCACTTGGATTCCAGTTAGTAGCACTCGGATCTGTACAACCATAAACAGGTGGGGGAGGACAACTACCAGCCCCGAGATTTGTGTGTTTACCGAGTGCATTAACGCTAGCTAGTTCTCCGCCAGCGCCACTAAGAACCATCGAATAAACGCTAGAAAATCCACCATTATTTGGCGAATTCCATACATTAACCCAACCTTGTACTCCACCTGGTTCACCCCATCTACCAAATAGCTGATAATAAACATTACTAATTTGTGATCTTAAATTCCCACCATCGGGAACATACATCGTAAAAGCAACACAATCATTTGGGTTTCCATGTCTGTTATAGTGAGCGGTTTGATATCCCATTTTAAATATTCCTTACTTTACTCCAAGTATTATTTTGATTGATATCAATTTCTATAGGAAAATTGGATTTAATTTCTACTGGAATATCGATATCGTCAATCTTATATAATTGAGATTGTAAAACTTGTTCTGGTACAATATTAGGATTATATACTGGCTCCGCATCTTTATACACACCATCAATTTCTTCAAGGTTCAAATTATCTGGTCTAGTATCAATATTGACTGTAGTCGTTCCAGTAGCAGTTACAGAACCACCAGATCCAACAGCTGTTAGAAGATATGTAATTCTAGATGGACCTAGTGTATTATATGTAATAGGAACATTTAATGCAGAATCAGAAACTACTGATCCAGTAGCATCAGTTTCAGCACTAGTAGCAGCAGTAATTGTGATAGCACTTCCAGTAAGAGTACTCCCGTCAATATATTCATAAGTTGGAAGAAGAGTAATACTAGTATTTGCATATTCAGTTGCATATGCAACTGTTATAGTATCTCCATAGTCAACTTGAGTTGGTGGAGTAAATGAAGCTGTAGGTACTTGCCAAACATATACAGTAATAGATGCAGGAGCAGATGGTCCTGCAGGACCATTAGCAACAGCAGTATAAGTCGTAGTTTCTAATGGAGTATGTGTAGATGAACTGGTTAAAAGACCATTTCCTAGAGGTCCCTCAGTCCAACTAATAGAATTAGCATCACCAGTAACATACCAAGTAAATAGTACTGGAGTACCAGTAATAACCCCAAATATTCCACTAGGAGGAATATCTGGATCTGTGAATACTACTGTAGGAATTATAAGCATGTTTATGCTTACTCTTCCCATTCCACCATCTCCTACACCAGCGTTAAAATTGCCTCTACTTCCTTTATCACCAACTGTTATAGTATGACTAGTTCCAGGAGCATATGTTATAGAGTCAATTAAATTTTGTCTGGAGAAAAATGCATATACACCTGCTCCTCCACCGCCACCACCAGTTATAGCAGCAGGTTTAGTACCATTAGAAGTGATGGTAAAGTTTCTAATAAAAGTATTACCACCACCACTAGTTTGAAACCAAATATCAAATCCACATTGGGATTTACCCCTAAATCCAGAGTGACTATATGTAGAACCAGCAGTACCACCACCAGCAGCTTGCTGAGAGTTTGATATACTATATGTCCAGGTTGAATCCTGGTAGCAATTATTAAAAGAAACGCTATAATATTTGCCGCTATATGGTCTATCACCATTTTGTCCTTCTGCTGACAAATTCTGCGGACTGACACTAATATCACCACTAGTAGTAGTAAATTGTGTTATATTAGTTTCATTATTAAACACATGGGTTGAAGATGCTGTATATTGTCTAGACCCATTATCACCATTACCACCTGATCCTCTAATAGTTCCGTTTATATTAGCACCATTACCACCACTACTTTTTGTTCCTGCAGTTCCACTTTTTGTGAGGAAGCTTGGACTATTCGTAAGACTACTCCACCCAAATGTGTCACTAGCAGTTCCTCTCACTCCACCATTACCATTTGTAGTATTTGCTTTACCACCACCAGCGGTGAATCCTAAAGCAACACTATTACCACCATTAGTACCGTTTTGTTTGCTTAATGATGCTGTAACTCCTTGACCACCTCCACCACCAGCCCACATTGTCATCTCTAACGAGTATACTTTGTCGGGAATGGTAAAGGCATTACCACCTGCTGCTGTAAAGTCTCTAGATTCTGGCATTTTAAAACTTGATTAGGTATTCTACAAGAATAAACGGTGTTGAAAGTTCATCTAATTTTTCATCATTAGAAACATCAACGTCAATAAATGCACTAACTCCACTCATATCAAATTCTTGCTGACCATAACCGTAAGTAAAGTCATGATTGTATTCAAATGGTCTAGTAATATTATGTTTGTGGATTGACTCGCGACCAAATTGTCTAACTTCATCAAGTTGGTTATATGCTCCACTATTACCAGAAAGATTTCCTCTATCTTTACCACCACCAAATCCAGTTTTGTGGTTAGCAGTATAATTCAAGAATCTTTGACCTGCAGTTTGGTGACCATGACCCTGGAAGTTCTCAATATTTAATTCTGTTTCTGAAGTAGATCTTTCAACATTATATCTGGGATTACCAATAAATTGGATAACAGACTGTTGAGTCATTCGAGCATTTCCGTCAAAGAATGATTCGATTCTATCTCCAAAGTTACTAACAATACTAACTTGTGGTCCAACTCTAGTTAGAGGGTTAGTTTCTTCAATACCACGATCAACAATATCATTACTGTAAATACCTGTTCCTCTACCACCAATAATTACTTTAGAACCTAGATCTGGTAACTGAAATTGACCTAGATCATTTATAGCAATATCAGGATCTCTGATAGAAGAATTATTTTTTGCAAATCTTCCTGTAGTACCTTCCCCAAGAACTCTAGATAATGCCAGATATTCTTTGCAGTTAAGAACGGAACCATCACAACGCAAATAACCTGCAGGAATTTTTTCCTTAAATTGAACAGAATCAGGATCATTTGCTGATCCTAAACCTGCACTAGAATGCACAATAATAGAACCTACAACCCCTCCAAATTTTCCTTTTTGTCTTGTGTAATTTGCCATTTTAGTATGCTCTAATGAGATATATGCAAGTTAACGAAGGTTGAGCAGTATTCATATCTATCTGAAACGCTCCCTTATTAGATTCGTTATCAAGATCAGTATTGCCAGGAATATTAACTACAGGATAAAGTCTAGATATAGGTTTTAAACTACCTTGCTCAAATATCACAGTAAATGGATCGTGTGTATGTGCAAAAATTTGATTTTGGTCATCGAGTAACCAACTACTACCCGTGTTACTCAATAAAGTTCCAAAATAAGCAGGGGCGGGAGAGATTACACTAGGATCATAATCAGACAAGAAATTTTGCTGTGCTTGAGGAATTTCAAAATCTGTTCCAGATGCACCATATTCAACATTAGCTTCACTTGTCATCCTACCAGCAGAAATATTTCCAGCATTAAAACCATTTAATGATACAATAGGACTAGCAGAGACACCAGCAGGTTTAATATTAACAGGAGGATTTTCTGTATTAATACCAGCAACTACTCTTCCTTGACTACCACCACCAAATCCACTATTAGCAACTCCCTCAATATAAGAAAATCCTTCGCTTGACGCTCTTAAAACAATACCTTGATAGGTTTGAACAAATGCACCGTCAATACGGTCATAGGTCTGTGGATCATCCGAATCACCATCACTTTCAATATCAGTAACGGCACCCTTAAAAGAGTACTCAACATTATCCCATGGAATAACACCCAATCCTGGTTTTGTACCTGGATTGCTATTAATAGTTTCATATGCACCCGTATGTGGGTGTGATTGAATATGGGTGTGTCCTAATTTTCTACCGCCAATAAAGATAACTCTCTCTCCTTGACCATCAATAATAGTATTACCTTTAATAACACCTTGATAGTCATTTCTATCATTTAATGAAAATTCAACATCAGTACGTACATCAGTAAATACGGTTGGAACTGATTCGTCTCTATTTGCTCCGATATAAGGTTCGATTAAGTTTCTGGCATCAGGATCTGTATCAACAGCTTTACCAGTTCCACCAGCAGCTGCAGAAGCAAAGTAACCAGGTTCTAAATCCATTAATGCTTTACCATTAATTAAATTAGGAATATAAAACTTACCAGTATATGCTGGAAAATTGCCACCTAATTGAGATGGTTCTCCAGTAGTATTGTAAGTGTCACCAATTACCTGAACAAGTAAAGGAAAATCACGTCCATCTACTTGTGTACCATCACATATAATCCACCCCTTTGGGATTTCCGAGATAGCTCCTGTCCACGGCATAATGGTGCCGATGACAGCAGCTTTCATACTTCTTAAACTTTGATAGAAACTCATTTCCTTAAACGTCCATTAGATACCAACCAACTAAGGAACCTGTAGTTCCTTCATCACCATCTGGATCCGATGGTCCTGCATAGACTAAGGAGAATGCTGCAGATGGTGTTTGTACAACCAACTCACCACCGCTCCATCCACCATACTGTGATGGTGGAATACCACCCAAGAGAGTAGAACCTGTATTAGAGGTATCACCCATAACTTTAGTATTTGCAAGTGCTCTTACAATTAAAGTCTTGTTAAATGTCAGGGATCCACTTATATCTATAATGCGAATCGTATCGCCCATTTGAGCAGCAGGGAGAAGGAATAATGTACTGGAGTTTGTGCAGTTGAGGAAGTAACTACGGTTCACTTCACCTGTAATAACAGCGTCTGCTTTATACTTCCACTTAGGAGCACCAGTTGATGTAATGTAGTTTGGAATATTTGCAACAACCAGAGAACCATTATTGGAAACCTTGAATGCAGTCTCTCCACCAGAATTAACTGTTAAATCTCCACCGTTAATCGTTAAGTCTGCCTCAGGATTATAGTCCCATCCATCTGGTATATCAACACCAAAGTATTGACCAATAATAACAGGACCACCAAACGATGCTTGTCCATTACCAAGAGCAGAGAATGAACCATATACTTGGAAGTCACCAGAAGAATTATCAAATGTCAATCTTGGAGTAGTACCATCAACTCCATAGAACTCCATGTTACCACCGTTAATCGTTAGATCACCAGTTGCAGTATCAACTTCTAAGGTTGTTCTAAGTGGAGTGCCAGTAGCACCACCGTTAGTAATTCTAAACCATTGTGTTTCATTAATAGTAGAACCATTAATCGTTAATGTATTTTCTGTGGTTAGAGTTCCTTCAACAAAAGTATCACCGCTAGGTCCATCAACCGTAAACTTATTAAATCCGTTGCCAGCAAAGATGCTACCGAAGATGTAAGTGTTACCAGTTGTAGACTCAACCTTAAATGTCTCAGCAGCAGGGAAACCGCCATCATTAACACTAAGAGATTGAGGTGCAGTACTAATAAGATCAACAACAGAAACAATTTCACTAGCAGATAATCTAATGAAGTCTCTAGTAGAGATACTACCACCAAACTCAGCAACACCAATTCTGATTGTTCCAGGATTGCCACCAATTCCAGTCTCTGGAATATCAACATTACCATCTAAATCTATATCAGAACCAGTAATGTATGAAGCAGCTGATTGCTTATTCAGTTTGGCAATTACACAACCATCAGGGTGATCAGTATAAGTTCCAGTTCCTTCTTGTCCTCTGGTAACAATTAGTCTGTAACCAAGTGGATCAGATGGGTTAGCAACGTTAGCAAGACCGAGAATACGAACGATCTCAGATTTTGACTCAGTTCTCAAACCAGTTAACTGATTAGGAGCAACACCTACAACATCAGGTGATGCAGAATCTCCTCTATCAATTAAGAGTAGATCACCAACCTTGAAATCAGTAATTACAGGTGTACTGATTGGAAGGATATATGCTGTACCAGCATCATTAGTTCCATTTACTTGGAAAGTAAGATCTACTGCTCCAACTCCACCACCAAGTTGAGCATTAGTAATTGTAAGAATGTCATCGTTAGTATATCCAGAACCAGGACTTTCGATTGAAATATCGATTGAGCCATCAAATCTTACAAGAATTGTAAATGTAGCACCTTCACCAGTACCACCACTAGCATTCAAGAATGTGTAAGTAGCAGGAATTCTGTTTGCATCATTATCACCAGTAATATTATCAATAGCAGCAATTTGACCACCACCAACTAAGAATGCGGTAGAACCCCATGCTGAAACACCACCAGTATCAATTACTCTTCCAGTAAGTAGATATTTGTAGAAGTCAATATTTGGATTGTCAAGTCCACCAACAACATGAGGAACAATTGTTGTACCAAATCTTCCTCTTTCAATCTCAATAATACCAGCAAGAAGACCACCATCTAGTCTAATATTGCTTTCAACAACACAACTTGCGTTGACATTTAGAGTGTTTCTAACGACGGTTGAACCACCAGTAGAACCTAATGTAAATTTAGTTGCGTTAAGTGCAAGGTTAACAACATTAGTCTGGTCACCATCAAAGAGGTCAACAGTTCTAGTCTGAGTGAATATTCTAGATGTACTAGTACCTGCACCATATCCCGTACCAATCTCAAGTTCACCAGCAATTAGAGTCTGACGTGTACCAATCTTAGTGTAGGATGCAGTATTGCCCCATGCACCACCAAGAGTAATTTCACACTTGCTAGTAACATCATTACCAACACTTGCAAGATCAACAGTAGCATCTAGAGAATTTCTATGAATTCTTAAGTCAGATCTAGTAGCACTATTACCAATTTGAATAGTCTGATTACTAGAAGCATTCATGATGCTCAAATTCTGATCAATTGTGGTATTATCCATCAAGTTGAGAATTTGTCCTTCACCAGCAAAGTTTAGAATGTTAGCATTTTGTGGAATAAAGTTGAATGTATCGTTAGTGGTCGTGAGATCACCATCATTAACTTCAAGATCACCAGTAATTTCTAAGTTCTCGTGAATTCTAGCATCACCAACAACAACAAATGTCTTGTCAAGACTCTTATATGGGTTGACATTATCTTGGACAGCAGTATTAATACCAACTCTACCATCGTTGGTAGTCATTACTCTGAATGTTGCGATATCGCTTGGATTAGCACTATCACCACCAACCAAGAAGGCATCATCTTGATTAGTTTCTGTCTTGATGGTGCTGCTCTCATTCAACCAATTGTCAATTGTTTTACCGCTAATAAATGCATTACCTACAACATCTAGGTTTGCTCTAGGAATTGTTTCATTAGAAACGTATCCATTCTGAGATGCAGTATGTGATGCACGAGCAATCGTGTTAACACCAAGTTTAAATGCACCCCAATTTTCAGTATCAGTTCTAAGTGTTTCGCCACCAACAACTCCAACTTCTTTCCAGTTAGAATTAGAGAACTCTACATTTGCCTGTCCAGACTGACTGATAATACCACCAGCACCATTCCAACTAACGATATTAATTGCCTGAGCAACATTCACTTGGAAGTGAACATATGGGTTGTTAGGGGAGAATGCATCTCCATTTGGACTAGCAACTGTCCAGACAGCATTCAACTGAGAATTAGGATAGTTATTGAATCTAATCTGAGAACCAGAAGTAATTCCAATAGCACTATTAGAAACGTCTACACCAAACTCATCTTTAAATACTAGTTTGACTAGTTCAGTTCCAACAAACTCAATCTGGAAGATTTGATTGGATGGAATTGTATCGAAGAAGTTAGCATAAACCCAACCAATAGATCCAGACTTACCTACTTCCTTTCCTTTCAGGAGCATATCTCCTGCTTTAGCAGTAACACCGTTGTAATCAACGAACTGGTTACCAAATACTCTAGTTCCACCGCTAGCAACAAGTGTAGAGTTGTTTGGAGAAACGTTGGAAGGATTACCACCAGCAATATGAGTCTGAATCTGATATGATTGACCGTCACGTCTTGCATTAAATCCAAAGACAGCAGCTTGAATTCTATTCTTACTGAGTCTAATATCACCACCATTAGGAGGAGTGAAGTTAGTTCTATCAAGGGACTCATCCTGCTCGAAATTTGTTACAGGATCAACAGATGATACATTAGAGCGAATGATTAATACATCTCTAACTTCAGTTAGGTCATCATCTTGTACAGAAACAATTAGAGGAGACTGGAATACGTTCTGTTGTGAACCATCACCACCAACAACTGTAATATTCTGGTTAAACGTTACAGGTGTTTCAAATGATGTAACGAGATTTCCTACATCTTCATCTTCATCACCACTATCAGAAAGAACTGCTTGCTCAAGGAATGTCTCTTCGCCTGTAATAGCGTTGATCTTACGGTTACCAATATAGAGATCACCGTTGGAGTTTAGACCCGTGTAGAAGACAATACCAGCGTCTTGTTTCTTACTTTGGGCGTAGAAGTCCTCAGTAGGTGATAAGACGATCTCCTGACGCGCAGGGAGACCTGTGGAGTAGTTTCCTGGACCGAATCCAAGATACTCAAACGTATGGTTACCAGCACGAGCAATAGAGGGTCTTCTAAGTTCAACATAATACTTCTGATCAGTTAGAACAGCACTACTACCAGCAATACTAATCTTTCTTTGCTCAGATCCAGATACCGCGTTTCCTTCTTGTGCCTGAATGATATAATCTCTATCAGCAAATGCAGGTTGCTCAACTAAGTCAATTACACCTTCCTTAGTTACGGAGTTCTTATAATCGTTAGTTGTAACAAGACCATGGATGTAGTTATCAGCAGCACAGAATGTTGCTGGGGGGTCAACTAACTGAGATGATAGATCTTTCTCTTCTTGAGTTGTACCATTCTTCTGGAACCAAAGAGGATCGTTCTTATAGTTTAGAGGATAGAGACTGCTGACTGGTTGTGAGAATCTAAACTTCTTGAAGTTGTCTGCAACACCAGCACCCTGTGGGAATGGTGAGACATTACCACGTAAACAAGAGAGATAATAGATACCATCTTGCTG